AGGCGACGAAGCCGGCGGCAAGCGCCTTGACCACGGCATCACGGTCGACGTTGCGGATGAGAGTGTATGCGTCGCCGCTCGCCCGCACCCGCCGCAACAATGCAATGCAGCGCGTCCCGACCGGCCCACTGGCAGTCCAGCACGCGGGGGAAAGGGTGCGGCGCTCCATCAGTGCACCCCCTTGCGACCAATGTCGCCGAGGCCGTTCCCGCGCATGGATTCGAGCGCCGCGCGCAGACCGTCGACGGTCGACTCGTCGTCCAGCCCCGCCGTAATCGCCGCCGCGGCACAAGCGACCGTCACGACGCTCACGGCCGCTTCCGGGTCGTCGGGCAGCAGCGCGCAGATCGCAGTCACGGTCTTGGTCGGGTTTTCGGGCTTGCCGTCCATCACGCCGCCCCGTCCATCATCATCGCTTCGAGGCGGGCAAGATCCTGCTTCGCCGCCACGATGCNCGGATGGCCTGGCGCTCCGCCGCGTCGATGCGGCCATCCTCGATCGCCTGCGCGACCGTTCTCACGACATCATCGAGGACGCCGTCGAGGCGCAGGACTGCACTGGCGGTGACCGCGCCGAAGCTCGAAACGCGCTCGTCCTTCACAATCCGCGACATGGCAGTGAGCAGGAAAGGATGATCGCACCGCCGGTCGAGTTCGACGGCAAGATCGAGGCGGATGAAGCTGTCGCGCCATTCCTCGCCCGTGGAGGCGTATTTGGTGAGCGTCGAGGAAGCGACGCCNCCGCCGAGCGCCTCGTAAGCCGCAGCCGTGGCGGCCTTGATGATGGATGCATGTTCGTTAGAAATTGCACGCACGAAAACACCCCTGAGTTTGGGTCAAGGAAAAAATCAACCGAAAGGATTCCGTGAAGGCCGCGCGCCTGCGGCCTAGGGTCAGCCCATCAGATCACGGAGGGCCGCATGGATAGGCAGAGGGAAAAACAGAGACAGGGACGCGCCGAAATCGGGGGCGTCCCTGCCAGCCGGCAAGGTCGCGAGTCGGGAGGAGGTAACCGGTACCTTGCTGGGGAAACTTCATTCGGCCGCCTCCGTCTGAAAGACAGGGCGCGGCACGCCGGCGGGCCATTCAGCCCCTTCCGGCCAGTTTTCGGAGAACCAAATCATCGCGCGCTCAAACGTGCCGGTGTTCAGATCGCTGCGGCCTTGCGCGAGTAAATCGAGTGTTGAGCCACGGTTAAGCACGATCGTCGAAACGCGCTGCCTGCCGATCTCGCGGGCGCGACCGAACTCGTCGGAGACTAGGATGAGTTGTTCTCGAAGCGTCATAGGAACGGAAAATGCGGAAACATTTCCGCCTAGTCAACAGAAATCTTTCCCCTTACAAGTCACCATTAGCACGGATAGAATTCCGCACATGACGGAAACAATTCACGACCGCATAAAAGAACGCTTGAGAATCATGGATTTGAGCCCGCAGGCAGCATCCATGAAAGCGGGTCTTTCGAAAGACACCCTGCGCAAGCTGCTCGCAAACAGAGACCAACTTCCCACTGGGAAAACTCTCTCGGCGTTAGCTCCTACACTTGAAGTTTCCGAGCAATGGCTGCTCACTGGCCAGGACAGCGGACCATCTCAGCCCGTGCAACCTCAACAGGAGGTGCGGGTTGCCAATATCGAATTGCCTACTAACTCTGCAATGCCGAAAGATGTGCCCGTCCTCGGCACAGCTGCCGGGTCACACCATAGAGGAGCGTTTCAACTGACCAGTGACGCGATTGATTACGTGCGGCGACCGCCTGCGCTGATGGGCACGAAGGACATCTACTCCCTGTATGTTGAAGGCAGCTCGATGGAGCCGCAGTATTGGCAGGGGGATTTGGTGTATGTCCACCCCCACAAACCGGCGCGGTCCGGAGACGCTGTAGTGGTTCAGTGCCGCATTGGCGACGAGGAGCCCGACGGAACTGTAGAGGCCACGATTGGCCTTTACGTCCGGCGAACCGGCGAGGCCCTCATCATTCGCAAGCACAACCCGCCCGCCGAGATCGAGATAAAAAACGAAGCGATCATCTCCTATCACAAGGTTTTGACCATGAATGAGCTATTCGGAATCTAGTCGTTACTGGCCGAATCAGTCCTCTGAAAGGCCCGGCAATTCTGCCGGGCTTTTTCGTTCCGCACGCCTGCCCGCCTAAAGCAGCGGAAATGCTTCCGCCTTCCCAGTTGACAGCGGAATTGTTTCCGCCTTATGCTTCCGTTCATTCCTCCCTTGTGGAGTGGCGCGGAAAAGCAGTTCGCCACCGGAGGTCTTTTCCTCGAACCCGGAGACGAAGGATGCAACCGAACGGCGGAATTCAAACCAGAAACACCATTGAGCGCATGGCCGAGACGATGCGCTCGATCGGCGAGGGCTGCACAGATCGAGATCTGATCCTGACCGGAAAATTTTCGGAACGACAGGTCAAGCTCTTCGGCCAGCGAGCCACCGAACTCGCCACCGCCATGGCCCGCGCGGCGTAGCGCCATGGCGAAGATGGCGCGTCGCCGTGGACCCCTGCCCCTGTGGTTCATGCGCGGCGCGCTCGCCGGCCAAGCCTTCACTCTCTCCCCCCTCATCTGATCCTGCTCTGGAGCCTCTGGCCATGACTGAGCATTTCACTGGACATAGCAAGGCGCTGCACGAAGCGATCCCCAATCGCTTCTTCGTCGCCTGCGCCATCCTCGCACTCTCGATCGCATTCCTGATGTCCGCCGCGCTGGCCGGAACCACGGCCTTCCGCAAGGAATGGCAGTACGCGTCCGACGCGAAGATCTGAGGGCGAAGCCATGGACCGTTTCGAAGTCGCCCGTTTCGATGAGACGAAAGCCCCCTCCGGCGAGCTCGTCGAAGTCATCGCCCTCTGCGTTTGCTGGGAACAGCAAGGGCTCTCCGACCGCCCGAGCCGCGAGCTGAAAGTGCGCGCGGTGGCGGAACTCGACAAGCGGCTCTCACAGGAGGGCCGTTGATGCCCCAGCCACTCGCCGTTCCAGTCGGCCTCGATGCCGCCACGCGCCACCAGCGCGCCAGCGTCGTGCCGGTTGCCGCCCTGCACGGCCATGATCTCACCCTGGCGATCGCGCTCTTCATCGTGGAGTGCGTCAACGAAGCAGCCGGTTTTAGCGGGGAGAAGCTCGATGCGTGATCTCCTGCCCTTCCGCATCCACTTCGAAGATCCGGAGATCGCGCCGCTCGATCTCGACGCGAGCGACGCCGAGGACGCGCGCCAGCTCGCCGCCACACGCCGCGGCGTTCCCGCCGGCGCCATCCGCAAGGTCAAGATCATCAGGGAGATCCAAACCAGCGAGAACGCCGAATGACGAAGCCTGTTCGCCTCCAGCTATCTCGCAGCAAGGGCTTCGACCTGCAGGCGCATTCCAAGTCAATCAATGGCCTTGAAGCGGTGCATGTCGGTCGCCCCGGCCCATGGGGAAACCCGTTCGTTGTCGGCAAGCACGGCGACGCCTCCTATTGCGTCGACCTCTACAAAGCACTGCTCGCCGGATTGCTACGCGTCGGCGCCGATCCCGATACAGAGGCCCTGGAGCGCACCCGTCGTTTTGTCGCGGAGAATGCGCATGAGCTGCGTGGCAAAAATCTCGCCTGCTGGTGCAGGCCAGGCGCACCCTGCCATGCAGACGTACTTCTCCAGGTCGCCAATCTCCCGCTGTGCGACGAGGTCCGCCGATGAGCCACCCGGAGCCCTCGCCGCAGCAGAAACGCATGGACGCGATCCGCAACCGGGTCGCGCTCGCGACCCCGGACTGGGGCATTGAATCTGACGGCGGTCGGCTCTGCCTGACTGCGGCAAGCAGCGAAGGCACTTTCCCCATCGCGACGATCGCCGCCGACGCGCCGATCGTCGACAGCGAGATGGTACTGAACGCGCCCTATGATCTAATTTGGCTGCTCGGGACCTATGACGCTCTCGCCGGCCGGGATCGCACCCTCGTCTCCGAGCTGCGCCGCCACGCACCTCCGCAGCGCCAGCAGAAGCCGAAAGACTATGCCGCAGAATGCGCGATGAAATGCGCAGAGCCGGCCTTCAAGAAATTCCTCGAGGAGTGCCACGGCCTGGCGAAGCCCCTCACTGACGATCGCGCCGCGACAAAGGTCCGCTCGATCCTGAATCTCCGCTCGCGCAGCGAGCTGAACGATGATGCGGCCGCAGCTGCCCGCTGGCAGGGTCTGCGCAATGCCTTTGATGCCTGGAGGCGCCGAGGATGAGCAGTCGTCGTGATCGCATCCGCGCAAAGATCATGTCCCGGGTCCGCATCGATCCGGTAACAGGCTGCTGGGAGTGGACCGGCCCTGATTCTGGGAAGAACGGTCGAGGCAAGGGCTACCCCCGCATGTCTCTCGACGGCCAGACCGTCGCAGTACACATCGCCATGTGGACCAACGAGCACGGCTATATCCCCGGGAAAAAAGAACTCGACCACGCCTGCCGCAACCGCCTTTGCGTGCGACCGGAAATGGATCACGTCGAGATGGTCACCCGCAAGGAAAACGCCAAGCGCCGGGAACAGGCGAAGCGCGGCATGATCAGCCACAACGGCGGTCCAGAATTCGTATGTGAGGAAGCGTAGAGATGAAGACGCCCGACCCGATTTCCCACCAGGCCTTTTCGACATCCTTCCTCCTGTTCGCCCAGTATGGCGGCAAGGCGATCATTCCTGTCGAGGATGTCTGCCGCGACTATTTCAATCACCTTACGCCTGACAAATTTCTTCGGAAGGTCGGAACTGGCGAAATCGCCCTGCCGGTAGTGAGGGCGGAGACGTCTCAGAAGTGCCAGAAGGGCGTCTATTTGCAAGATTTGGCCGATTATCTGGATCGGAGGCGCGAGGCGGCACTAAGGGAGTTCCGTCAACTGCACCGATGAAAATATAAGGGCGCTCGCGCTACGTCGAAGAATGCCGGTGGCTCTGCCTTTGTTCCTTTCGGCGGTTACGGAGGCTCGCCCGCTTCCGACCCGTTGCCGCCATTCGCCATAACGCTGAGAGTTCCGGTGCCGGCCCGAAGCGGACACTACAATCGCCACAGTTACGGGAACAAATGAATTCAACATTGAAGGTGGACGTCTGTGGTTGAACCGATTTCCCAAGAGCATTTTTCAACGCTGAAGCGGACCGTCGTGCTGCCGAACGCGCTCCGGCTCGCGTATATCGAGATGGGCGACCCCAACGGCGTGCCCATCCTCCTGCTCCATGGTTTTACCGACAGCGCCCGAAGCTGGAGCCTCGCCGCACCATATCTGGCGCCGGGTTTTCGCGTCGTAGCCGCAGACCTGCGGGGCCATGGGAATTCCGACCAGCCTGAGGGCTGCTACACTATTCCCGAGCTGGCGAATGATGTCCGCTTCCTAATAGTGGCCCTGGAGATTGCACCGTGCCACGTTGTTGGCCATTCGCTTGGTGGACGGCTTGTGCAAGCGATCGCTGAGCGTTGGCCCCATCTCGTCCGAAAAATCGTTCTTATGTCGACCTCCGTCGCGCTGCGCGAGCGTCAGGGATGGTTGTGGGAAAACATCCAGATGCTCCGCGACCCGATCGATCCAGAAAGCGCGTTCATGCGGGAATGGTGCTCTGGTGCAGTTCTGATCGACGAGGATTTTCTGGCCCATGCGCGACGCGAAAGCGCCGCCCTTCCGTCAAGAATCTGGCATTCGATCTATTACGAGCAGCTTGCCTACGATCCGTCGCCGCTTTTGCAGGATATTTCCGCGGCGACGCTCATCCTGCGGGGTGAGAAGGACACGATCGCGACTGAGGAACATCAGGCCCAGATGAAAGACGCGATCGACGGCGCGGAGCTCATTTCTGTTCCCGGCCACGGCCATAACATCCATTGGGAAGCCCCGGAAAAGGTGGCCCACTTGATTTTGACGTTTCTCGAGCGCCCGTGACCGCCTTTGTGCTCTCTTAGCGTCTTCAAATCGACGGCGTGAACTTTCCAGCCTGACGGGATCAAACCGGAAACATCGACCGAAAACCGCCGCGCTCCGATGGCGGCGGCGTTGAGACGTATGCGTGGGGTCCTTGATGCCGTTGGAATAGGTACTGCCTCTGCGGACCGACGTCAGCCATGTCCGGAAACAACTATCTCTCGATCACCTGGTGCTTAAGCGCAGCCGGGGCGGTGAGACACGGCGGACGGCAGCGCTGGACGCGTTCGGCTGAATTGGCCGAAGATGCGCTCGATGCTGTGCTTCAAAGGTCATTTCCGATGGGTGCATCGCTCGACGCAGTCGGCCATCCACAGAGACGGGATCGGGATCATCCCCCGGCGACTATTTCACCGGCCTTGATTTCGCATCGACGCGCAAGGGGCACCATACCTGGAGTTGCCGCTGAGGCAACCCGGCCGCCAATCTCCTGCCAAGGAGAGCGCGCGACATCGCCAAGCGAACGAGCAGGTAGCCGGCCCTGCCGTCGCCGGCATTGTGCTCAATGCTTATAGGGCGTTAAGCTACGAGCGATTTTGCTGACAAGATGGATTCGCCGTTTTGGTTGTCCTCCTGTAAGGCGCTGCACCGATTGAGGCGATGCGGCACGAATCGGGGACGGATCCCCGCTCCAACTTGAAGAGAATGCCGACCAACATACCTCCGCGGGCACCGGGCAAATTGCTCACCAGGCGGCCGGAGCTGCTGATGCCTTCATTTGCCGGCTTGAGAAGATCTCTAAAACCCACGCCTTCAAGCATTTCAGCGCCAGCCCCGGTCGAGCACGCCATGACCGGTTGTGGCAACCAATTCCGTCATGAAGTGCCCAAGGTAACTGAAACGGCCATCTTCTTGCAGTAAACTGCCAGTCCATTCAAATCAGACTGGGCACAGCCTTTCCGATGCTTTCAATCCCGCTCCGGGATAACGTCACGCGGGACTAACCGTGAACGCGGACAAGCCTTCTGGAAGGCGGTGGTGGTCGACAGCTTTCTGCTCCTGGGGCTGATATTACGAGGACTGACCAGGGCCACAGGTGTAAGATCCTCGACGCGTTCGGAAAGCG